TTCAGCGTCCTTAATCATTAGTCCGTCGGTTTCCTTAATATAATCAGCATCCTTGACTCGGAAACCTACGGAAAAGGCCCCAAGAACACCGTCTTTAACTAGTTGAGCAACATTAGCAGGCGCCGCCTTACTAATCTTACATTCCAGCTCCAAGCCATTTGGTCCAGACTTCAGACCGGTGGCTCGACCAATTGGTTTATCATAGTCATGATTAAACAGGATAATTGGATTCTTTTCAAAGTTCTTTAGTCCACCTTTCTGCCAGGCTTCTGCTGAAATGGAATCACCCGCGCGATCAAAGTCAGCCGTGCTTGCCATCCCACGAATCATTACAGAGCCATCATCCTCTGCATGAGTCTTGAAAGTAGACGTAAGATTAAAGATCTTATTCATATCTTAATCCTTTTTTACTGCTGGTTTAACAGCAGGCTTGACCGCGGCCTTTGGAGCTGGCTTTGGTGCTTTAGGTGTAACTCGTTTAGGCTCGGCTTTCGGCATTGGCTTCGGCTCGGGCTTAGGCTCTGGCTTAACAAACAGCTCAGGGTGCCGGATCTTAAGAGCATGGGTAATATACTTCCATGCCTTAAAACTTCTTTTAACTGATCTAACACATAAAGCCTCTCTAGGGCCTACGATTGCTAGGTAGTTTTTATATTCAATATCCGCAGGTAGCCCGAAATCTTCAAAGTGCTTTCTTGCTATCTCTAATACTTGTGCTTTTTGGCGAACTGCCATTTATTCTTCTCCTTCTTCTGTGGGGCGACCACCCTCATCTGGGTTAGCTGCAGAACCTGCAATATTAGCCGGAACTCTAATGTCTTCTGTTCCTTCTATAGTTTCGAAACCTAAACGATCTCTAGCTTCTGCAGGAGTAATAATACCACCGTTTACTAGTGATGTGTAATACGCAGATGAATCTCGTAATTCAGGTTGTAAAGCGGGAATATTGGTAATGTCCTCACTTAACTCAAAACCAAAATATCTTTCGAGTCCATAATTAATTTTTCGAACTATAGGAAGTATAGTCTCCAAATAATATAGTCGCATATTTGGGCGAATGTTAGCGTTGTTACCAGAATCCATCAAAATTGGAGGGATTCCGAGCGCCTTTAAAATTATCTTTTCATTTTCTGAAATTGCAGATTGAAAATCCAATTCTTTAAAATTTACATTTGAGATCTTATCGACCTCGATTCCGCCATCTAAGATAAGTGGTCGTTTTCCGCCCGCATCTGGACGGTATCTTTCTTGCCAAGAAACCATCATTCGTTCTTTGATTTTCTCAGAAAGTGTATTTGGTGATTTAAGGACTAGACCTGGAACTGCTCCGTTCTTGAAAAAGTTATCCTGAAAATCTCTCATTCTCTTCATCAAAACCATAGTACGTAACGCAGGCTTTAAACGAGGAACTCCACGATAGATAGAGTGAAAGGAGTTTTCTTTAATGTGAATAATTTCATTAGGACTAAAAGTAGTATCAAACATTGTAAACTTTTCAATATAAGTTTCTTTGTCTGAATGTATCTTTACATCTGTAGCAGGTAAGTGATAGAGGTGTGCTCCATCGAAGTACATGAAGATGTTTCCATCAAGTAAAAAATCAGTAATAAGATTACGTTTAAAAGTGTTAATATCTTGATAAGGATTAGGAGACTTATTAAGAAGAGTCTCTACCTTAGAAGCTTTAACTCCTGGAATTACACCCCTAAAAGCATTGTCTCGGGAAACTAAAGTATGAATCTCTGCTACGTCATCAACGATCATATTTACGCCGCGATTAACGATTTCTAGATCTTCATAGGCTCTCTCGTAACTTAGGGTTGACTCTCTTGAAGATTCTGTTTTACCGCCGCCAATAGTATATTGAGCAGGATTCAGTTTCTCCTCGACAGGTTTGTTACCAAATAAGTTGTTATACCATGCCATTATGTTTTTCTCTTTGAATCTCTACCCACCGCATCTGCTTTTTAGCAGTTCCCAGCCCAGGGTCTTTACCGTAAATTGAGTGAAGTTTTAAATGGTGAGTATGACACAGCGTAACTGTGTGGTCGTATAACTCAGCATGATGTTCTTCTATAAAGTCATCCCGAAGTGATTGAATGTACTCAGGATTGTGTTTGTTCTTTGTCAACCATTGATTCAACAAAGGAGTTAAACTGTAAAAGTGGTGAAAGTCTAACTGCTCTGTCTCACCACAAATCTCGCAAGAGGAACCCTTTTCATACTTAGACTTTGCCTTATCTCGTACATATTTTACTACATCGCGTTTTAGCTTAGGCATTTTCCTTTGGTTCCTCGATTTTTCATTTAAAGAATTATATCGGCTTTAGGGTGACTTGTCAATAACTATTTTTGAGTAGGTATCGCTAGAAGGATACCTGCGAGGTTTGGAATGAATAAAGTGCGTAGCGCATACCATCTGCCATGTGCGAAGCCATGTTGTGCTTCGGTTTTTCCTTCATTAGATTTGGGTTTGGGTCCCACTGATACGCATCAAGGCAGGACAGGGATTGTTTGCATTCCTGGTCTACGTAGAGTTTATCATTATCAATAATTGCAGATACATGACCAATGCCGTCAAGTACAGACTTTTTAGCGTTGATAGTACTAATATCATAGTTCTGTGCAAAGTCAAACCGAGTCTGCTGTGCAGCGGAATCAATATAGATATAGTCAATATCCCACTTGTCAATCAACTTTTGTATCTCTACTGCGTGTTGCTCAGTAGTACGTTCATTATTCATATATTCGTCTACCAGGTAGTATTTATCCTCGTCCCAGTCATAAGCAATTACACACATTGCTGTTGGATCTTTGAAACCTACGTCCAACCCCGCAAAGACGTCCATATTACTAGTATCAAACTGAGATAGATCTTTTACCTGTGTCTCAAAGTTAAACTTCCAGATCTGTCCTTCATAAGTATTAAAGTCAGCTTCGTACTCCTGCTTAAACTCTGCTTCAGACATCGACTTTCGTGCTTCTGAAATATCGCTTTCACTCATGCGTGGATTATCTCGATAGGTTGCTCGTATACTACACCATTCTGGGAAGTCTTCTGAAAATCCTCTGTAAAAGAACTCAGAGAACCAGTTGTTTCTGCCTCGAGGTGTTGAGATAAAGATTGCTTTAGAATTTGGCTTGTCCAGAGTAGGACGAAGTGCAACGTTGAAGGCGTCCTTGCCGTCAGCGAGTGCGGCCTCATCAAAGATGATAAGGTCATAAGATCTACCTACACAAGAATCGACCTGATTAACAGAACCCATTCTTACAGTAGACCCGTTAGAGATTTCAATAACTTTATCCTTGGCGTTATCTTTTGTAACCTCTAAATCAAAATGCTTAATTAGATTTCTCTGTAGATCGAAAGAGATCTGAGACAAAGAGTAGTTGGGAGACATTATTAGAATATTGGAGCCAGGTACCAAGGACACGAGCTGTCCAATGATATTGGCTATGTAGGTTTTACCCTGTCTGCGCGAGACTGCGGCAGAGACAAAACGATACTTAGGATCGTTAATCGCATTGATAATTGCTATCTGCGATGGTAAGGGAGTGACATTCAATAGCTCCAGGTACGGAGCTATTGGAAGTTTTAGAAACTTTGTCTCAGATCTTAATTCAACGATTTCGTCAGAGATAATATCTCTGCGGCTTACTTCTACTGCCATATTAATCTTCTTTCTTTATAATTTGCCACATTCCCCAAGCGAAACCCGCCCAGGCTAGTAGGTGTGCTATGCCACCAAATAAAATAACTGCACCACAGACGCCCATAAGAATTAGTGCGTCTTTTTTCTTTTTTAACTTATCCAACATGAGTGCCTCTCTTTTTATGTCCGTTCCAAGCTACAAATCCTGCTAAACGTAAAGACCAGTATGCGAGGTAGTTAAGAACTCGAAAACCATTTACTTCGATGCAGATGTCTCGGAAGATTCCATCCATAAACTTCTGATCATGATAACCGATATCACTTCCATCTTTCTTCATAAGAGTTGCGTACTTGTATCCATAATCGTGTACTAGGCCACCCATTAAAAGTACTCCTACTGGTGATAAGAAAGTTGCGAGAAACTTAGGAACAGATGCTCCATCGAACTCAAACCCCGCAGGTATCTTGTAGTCTTCACCATTCAGGCTGTAGTTAAAATCTTGTTCGATTTTCCACTTACGTGTACCCATCAACCACATTAGTATTCCTTTCCAAAAACCTTTATCTTTTGTTTTGATTGGTAAAGGTGACATAACTGGCATAAACTTATATTTAAAGTCTACCAGTGTTTCTTCTTTTTTATCTACTTTGTTTACTATAAAGCCTATCAGTACCAGTACTCCGAGTACTGTCCACTGCCAAAAAGTCATTGCTAAATCAAGTAACATTTCCATTATTTCTTCCCTGCATATGCGTTGGCTCCAAAGAATGCTGAAACCAGGGCTGCGATAGCTACAAAGTAAGTGGGAGCAATATCACCGATTATTTTAGCGGCGCTATCTAACCCGAATAATGATGTGCAGAATATGCCAAAAGGATAAAACAACATTCCCCAAAGAGAGAACCAAGTCATCTTTCGCATTGCATCACGCTGTGCATCTTGATCTTCTAGTTCTTTCCTACGAAACTCAAGGTACATTTCTTGTTCGACGGCAGAAACTTCTCCGTCACCATTTGTGTCTGCGGGATGAAAATTCTTGTCGTCTACCATTTTACTTTATCCGCCCAATATGCTGCCGACATTTTGCCTTTAGCGATATTCTTGGCGTGTCGTGCTTTGAAAGACGCCCTTTTCTTTTTCATTGCTTCGGATTCTCCAGCCTTCGGCTTCCCTGCCGTTTTAGCTCCCTGCTGGCCGAAACGAATTGTTTTCACTTTAGTGCCAACTTTAGCTACAACGATATGAGACTTTTTAGCATGGCCTGGAGTACGTTTGGGTTTATTATAACCGCTAACACCTGCCCGTTTTAACCTTGAGTCTTTTTTCTTCGTTTTTCGCTTCGCTGGCATAAGTCTTACTCCTTGTCTTGCTTGCCGGAATCGACGACACCTTTGACGTCTTGTCCGACTGCTACTGTAATATCTGCTACTGTGTTGCCTACTCCGCCTAGAGTATTGTTTACCATGTCTTGCGTGCCGTCAATGGCTGCATTCATGGTTCCACAAGCTCCTAGTAGTAGTGCAGATACTATAACTAAATACTTCATTTGTTTCTCCGTATTGTCCTGCCCTTGGTCAAAAATGTGTCCGATATACCGGGGAAGGGCCTTGCTGAAAAGTGCCACTTGACACTTTATTTTTTACCTCGTCTCATTCGTGCTTTACGCTTCTTTTTGACGAAGGTTTTTACCATAGTGGGTTTGCCACCTGGATTTCCTGCTCTTCTCTTACGACTTATTGCAGACTTCTTTTGTGCTGCGGTCATACGAGCTGCTTTTGCTTTGGGAACACATTTTGGGTATTTGCTGCTTTTTGCTTTGCCTCTACCACACTTTGCGTAACCTCCTCCCTTCTTAGGTCTGGAGATATCTACCCATTCTTCTTTGAACCATTTAGTAAGTCCACCACGAGGTTTAGCCATTATTTTTTCCCCATGCGGTACTTACCGCCTCGCCTCTTGTATTCTTTTACTAAGAAGGCATTTGCATATGCTGAAGGATATACTTTAAACTTTCTTTTTACTTGGGCCTTTACTGCTGAATACAGGCGCTTGTTTGTCGGTACTGGCTTCTTCTTCGCTACTTTCCTTTTCTTTCTTGCTGCCATTTAAAGTCTCCTCTACTGGAGGAACCCAGCCTGCTGCTAATTTAGCTTCTTCTTCTGTGGGGAACTTATGTAGCTTTCGAATACCTTGTTGTTCTATAACTTCTAGAAAGCACCACTTTCCACGCTTTTCAAAAATTTCCATCTTACTTGCCTCTCTTCTTAGGCTTCTTCTTCTTTGGACGACCAACTGTTGATCCGTATGTTCCTTTACCTTTTGGCATAGTTTTCTCCTATGAGGCTAATGATACGATTAACCATACTAGAGCGGGTACTAATACTGCTATACCGGCTACTATTTTTATCCATAGTAGGATGAATTCCATTTGTTTCGATTTACGATGCTTTTCTTCTCGAAGAGCCTTTTCTCGTGCTCTCTTTGCATCCGCTTGAAACTGTAACCACGCATCCCAGATTCCTGGGTCGCCTGCATAAATCATATGCTCTCGTAGCCACTCTTCTTGCTTTCTAAGTTTCTGTAGCTCCATGAAAGCTGCAAGTTCGTCTTTGTTACCGTGGGCATTCGACTTTTTTGCTATAGCTGACTTATTGTCAAAATATTTTGTAGCTTCGTTTCCAACTTCAAAGATTTCTTTTCCGTTGCTAAGAGCTTGCTTGATGACCGAAAACGCAGCATTTGCTGCGGCTATTTCGGCTAACATTATATTTTAGTAAGAAGGGTAACCAATACACCCGCTAGGAACATTATCATAGTTCCACCCATAGTAAGCATTCTGGACTCTATACGCATGAGGCCCGTTTCCATATCTTCTAGTCTTTGAAAACAAGTCTTCCAACGCTCTTCACACTGAACTTCATGAGCGTACATCTTCTTTTCAATTTCAGTTATTCGATCATTCTGTTCCATTGAGTAGTTTATCCATCAGCTTACCGTAGTTACCTTGACCGAATGGAACAGCTTCATTAATCTGTACATTAGTCTGGTTTTTGATATTGCTGCCTTCTGCTTTAGCGAGGTCGGCTTGTGCCTTAATCTCGTCTATACGCATTTTATGTGCCATTTGTAATAGATCCGCTAAGTCTTTACTAGAATACACGCCAGACTCCTGGGCTTCTTCTAACTTAGATGCGATCATCTCGTCTAACAGGGAACCAATGTTGTTCTTGTTACGGTAGCCCATGTCCAAGTACACTGTGTCAATGTACTTCTTTACTTCACGTGTATTTAACGCGTCAACTACTCGCTGTTCGGGTACCTGAAGATATTCGCATACACCCCGAATATTTCCGTATTGAAGATAACTATTCGCTATCTCCAGTCCCTCAGGACTAATTGTAGTTAGTTCTTTTGCCATGTTTCAAATTATACTCAGTTGGGGCTAAATTGTCAAGAGATTTTTTTCTCAGGTTAGTCAGATAGCGGATTATCAAGTGCTCTCTGGAGTTTCTTTTCTAGTCGTTCTTCCAGGTCTTCCATATCTTGGTCAGAGTCTGCTTTCATCGCGTCTCGCTTGGCTTCAAAGCGTTCACTTGCTTTGTCAATCATGTCTCGTACTTCGGTTTCCATAGCACGTACTTTATCTTCTGCGCGGTCTGCTTGCTTCTCAATTGAGAGTATGTCATCCCTCAATCCAGATTTAATATCTCGTGTGTACTCAATGGCATCATCGAGCTTCTGCTCTATTTGAAGGTTTCGTGCTGCGATAGCATCTGTATCAATATTCTGGACGATTTCTTTCATGTCCATG